TGATGAAACCAAAGCCAATCAGATTATCACCAACGGAATTACACTTGATGTAAACAGCCTGTACCCAAGTATGATGCACAGCATGAGCAGTAACAGATACCCTATTGGTAAGCCTACATTTTGGATAGGAGATATACCAAAAGAAGCACAAGCAACAAACAAATACTTCTTTGTTCATATCCGTACAAGATTTGAAATAAAAGATGGCTATCTACCAACAGTACAGATAAAAGGTTCATTGGTATACAAAGGTAATGAATGGTTAAAGACAAGTGACATCAAAGGTAAAGACGGAAAAATGCACAACAGGTATATCCTGTTCGGTAAAGAATACAGCACAAGAGTAGACTTATATCTTACACAGACAGACTACATATTATTCCTTGAACATTATAACGTACAAGATTTTGAAGTCATAGATGGCTGTTGGTTTTGGACAGACATAGGCATATTTGATGAATACATAGACAAGTACAAGCACATCAAGATGAACAGCAAAGGTGCTATACGTGAGTTAGCCAAACTTTTCTTGAACAATCTGTATGGTAAAATGGGTGCTAATGATTGTAGTTCATTCAAAGTAGCCTACATACGTGATGATAATTCACTTGGATATAAGACCATAGAACAGTACAATAAGAAGTGTGGCTATATACCATGTGGAAGTGCAATCACATCATATGCAAGAAACTTTACCATCCGCACAGCACAGAAGAACTACCATCCAAACGGACATGGTTTCATCTACGCAGACACAGACAGTATACATTGTGATATACCTATAGAGCAGATAGTTGACGCACCATTACACGCTACAGAGTTCTGTCATTGGAAGCATGAAAGCTGTTGGGATAAAGCAATATTTGTTAGACAGAAAACATATATCGAACATATTGTTGTACAGGATGGAGAACCCTGTAAACCATATAACAATATCAAATGTGCGGGTATGAGTGAAAGATGTAAACAGCTATTGAATAAATCTCTTGGAGAGGATGAGAACTTAAAGAAAGTAACAGATGAGGAACAAATCTTCATAAAGGAAAAGCGTACATTGAAAGACTTTAAAATCGGTTTAAAAGTTCCAAGTAAACTACTACCAAAGAATATAGATGGTGGAGTGCTATTGTGTAAAACTACATTTGAAATGAGGTAAACAAAATGAATTGTACAGTAGAAAGTTTTGAGATATGTAACATTGGTTCATTAGTTGTTGGTGATATGTATGTACAGAAAGGCGAATTACATACTGTACTCCGTAAGTCATTTGACAGCATAACAGTATTCAATAACAAAAGACACAACACGGAAATGATTTATACACCATGTAGTTTAGATGTTACAAGAGTGAAAGGTGGTTACATTACAGCATGAAACAATATCTCTTTGAACTTACTAAAGAAGAAATAGAAAATGCTTGCATGAAGAAAGCAGATTGTATGGGATGTGAGTTCATGTATCAGCATGGAATATGTGCAAAAGATTTAGTAGCAGAGGGTACAAACCAATTAAAGGACTTATTTAAATTCTTATTAAAGGAGATAGATTATGACAACCTATGAACAGTTAGCAGAGAGATGGAAAGTACGCAATACAATTGATGAACACAGAACCAAAATAAATGTATTCACAAAGGATGAAACATTACCTATCATTAATGAAAAGGCAAGGATGAGAGGTTTATCCTATGGACAGTATGTACTTGCAAGAACCTATGGTTTATACATGGAAGATACCTTAACAAAGATAAAACTAAAGCATGAACACAGAGTATCATTTATGGCCCACACAAAGAGAAGATAAAAAGAAAGAGGATGGGAATAAACCCATCCTCTAATTTATCCTTGAACATTACAATTACTCAAGCGGTTTGCATTACCGATATGTAGACAGCACTATCATTTCCAAGTGCGCAACCTGTCATACAGCGAAAGCAATATGCAATGTGGATAACTAAAATGATAACATTTTGAGTACAGCAGATTTGCACTCAAGGTTCTTAAATCTGAAACAACCTTTGGTAAAATAGAACCGCATAAGATTGATAAAGAAATCATTGTTCTTTAACATAACATAATTGATATTGTGGTCATCAGTTGTAACAGCAATCTTGATAGGGAATGTCAAGTCAGCAGAGTTATCACAGTACAGGATACCCTCATCAGCATATTCACGTATTCCATAGTGCTTACCATCACACTTGATTGTACACTTATACCTTGAACTTCCGCTTGGTTTATCTACAAAAGCATAGTTGTCATTCAGATATATGCCCTCACTTGAATAAGCTACATAATCATCCTGTGCAAATGCTTTCATAACACCACTTTCTTTCATGGCAAGCGAAGCTGTTTCATTATATCCCTGTTCAAGAACCCATCCTTTGCCCCTCATAAACTTTGTATCACTTCTTATTCTATCTGAAATCTTCATTGATACATAATAGGGATTAAGGATTGTAACAGGATTACCGATAAGATATACAGGTACATACCTACGCTGTTCACCTTGCCCTCTTGCAACAGATGTATGCAATGAAAGAAACTTCTTTATCTCATCCGCACAATACTGATTTGTTTCAGATTGGAACTCATCAATGAGCAACGAACCGCAATCAGAAAACAGGTGGGACATTTTCTTTATCTTTTCCGCATTGTTAAGTGAAAATGCGTAACCACAATGTTCACCATTCAAGAACAGATATGCAAATAAACCTTTACCCATCATTTTTGCTTGCATTGTATAGTTCGGAAAGAACAAAGTGTTAATATCCTTAAAGAACTTATCATGGCAATCAGCCAATTCATAAGAATACCTGTACACAAGACCAAACTTGATACCCTTATTGATAAATCTGTTTACCAACATTCTTCCGAAATAAGTTGTCTTACCACCTGTTCTATTGGTGGTACATATGTATATCTCTGGTTTGTTACCATCAATATCCATCAATGACAATAATTTAGTTCCATTATAATATCCCATAGTTTATAATCTCCTTATATTCTACCTTATTATAACATTTCTGTTGACAAAAGTCAAGTTTTATGTTACTATAATAGAGGGGTAATAGACCCAAACTTTAGAAAGGGGGTACAAACTACATGAATGATGTTGTACAGATGATAACAACATTAGGCTTTCCAATAGTGTGTTGTATATTCTTGGGATGGTATGTCAAGTATTCCATTGACAAATATACCAACATGATAGCTTCTCTTAATTCAGAACACAGAGAGGATTTAACGAAGATGAATGAACAGCACACCAAAGAAATCACGGAACTCAATGCACTACACAGGGATGAAACAAATTCACTCAAAGACGCATTGAACAATAACACATTGGCGTTGCAAAAGCTGTGTGATAAATTAGAGGGAAAGGAGTTCAAGAATGAAAGTAAGTAGTGAGAAGTTTGTACAGAAAGCATTTGACCTTATAGGCAATCCCTACTTATGGGGTGGCAATGGTGAAACGCTTGGTGATGTTATCCGTAAATATGCCAATAGCAAAGGACAGGGAAAAGAAGCTACAGAAGATATGATAGCGTTTATCAATCAGAACTATTGTATCAAATGTGATGAAATCCATCTACAGGATTGTAGCGGTTTTATCATTGAGATTTTACGCTTACTTGATGTTATACCCGATACTTATGATACAACCGCACAGGGTCTTTATGAACACTGCAAGAAGATAAGTAAGCCTTGCAAAGGTGCTTTAGCTTTCTATTGGAATGGTGAAAAGCACAATCATGTTGGCATTTGTGCAAGCGAAACAATGGTTGTTCATTGTCTGTCAACAAAGACAGGTGTCATAGTTGAAGATATTGCAAAGCGTATGGATAAATGGGTAGACTTTGCTTTTCCTTATAAATGGGTTGACCCCGATATAGATGATAAATCTGATTATGATACAATCACTCTTGCAAAAGATGTGTATGTATATAGAACAGCGGATGACGCAAAAGAAAACAGCATAGCTAAAGGCACATTATACAAAGCAAATACATATTACGTTTACAAAACATTCAAAGGAAAGTATACTAACATTACAAGAACAATTGGTGTAGCGGGCGGATGGATAAGAAACGACATTCTTCAAGAAGCAGAGGAATGGTGACCATCTAATTAAGAAAGGATAAAAATTATGGCAATAGTTAAGAAAGAAGATCTTACAGAGAGAATCAAGAAATTGTTTTCTGATAATCCCACAGATGATGAAATCAGTTTGATGGAAGATTTTACCGACACTTTTTCTTCATTATCGGCAAATAATTTTGATGAGATTAGTGCAAAGCTTACAGAAGCTGAAAGTAAAAATGCTGAATGGGAACAGAAGTACAATGACAATGACGCTATGTGGCGTAAGAAGTACATGGATAGATTTAACGGAAAAGTTGAAGATATTCCCGAAGTAAAGAAATCTCTTGAAGCCGACAGGAGTGAGAATATAACAATCAATGATTTATTCACACCCAAAGCATAAGGGTAAATTAATGAAAAGGAGATTAAGAACATGGCTAAAAGACCTATTAGTGCTACATTCAGCAATTCAAGTGTTGATGTAATGAACGCAATCAGAAATTCAGCAAGCGTACAGTATCAAGACAGAGTACCGCTTGTAACAGCAGACAGCGATAGCATTAGAAAAATTGGTGCTATTATCTGTGATGACCCTCAGTTATACAATGAGTTTATGAATACCCTTGCTACACGTATCTACAAGGTTATCATCACAAACAAACTGTATGAGAATTCTTGGGAAAAGTTCAAGAAAGGTATCGCTGAACTTGGTGAAAAGATTGAGGACATTTTTGTTGACCTTGCAAAGCCTCATACCTATGACCCCGAAAACGCTTACAGTACAGAGTTTAGGAGAGAGTTACCCGACGTTAAGACAGCTTTCTATGTAATGAACTATCAGAAGTTCTACAAGGCTACTACTTCAAGGGAAGAACTCCGTACAGCTTTCCTTTCACAGGATGGACTTACAAGTTTGATAAGCAAAGTTATTACAGCTATGTACACAGCTGCTAACTATGATGAGTATCAGACAATGAAGTACATGGTTGCAAGGAATATCATTAATGGTAGAATGTATCCTATCACAGGTGCGTCAGCTACAGCCGCTAATGCAAAGACAATCGTTAGCGTTGTTAAACAGGCAAGTAATGACATTACATTCCTTTCAAACAAGTACAATCCTATCGGTGTATACAATAACACCTTAAAAGATAATCAGTATATCCTCATTGATAGTAAGTTTGATGCTATCATGGATGTTGAAGTTCTTGCAAGTGCTTTCAATATGGATAAGGTAACATTCATGGGTCACAGGGTTCTCATTGATGGATTTGGAAACCTTGATGATACAAGACTTGCACAGCTGTTTGACTATGAACATGGTGATACAGCTTACACTCCTCTTACTGATGGCGAAAAGACCGCACTTAATGCAATTCCTATCGCAATCGTTGATGAGAATTTCTTCCAAGTATATGATAACCTTATTGAAACAGGTGAAACACCTGTACGTGAGGGTCTGTATTGGAACAATTGGTTACATAGATGGGCAACATTTGCTATCTCACCTTTCAGCAACGCACTTGTTGTAGTTCCCTCACAGGCTACAGTTACAAGCGTTACTATCACTCCTGCTACGGCAACAGTATTACAGGGTGATACAGTTCAGTGTTCAGCTGTTGTTGCACTTTCGGGTATTGGTAGTAAGGAAGTTGTTTGGTCAATTGGTGCAAGTGACCCCGCAGAGATTACTGATGATGGTAAGGTTACCATTGATGATGACGCTACAGCGGCTGATACTGTTACTGTTAAGGCTACAGCTGTTGCAGACGGAACTACCTATGGTACAGCAACCATTACGGTTGCAACGCTTGCAGATTGATAAAGTGAATAGGGTGGTGGCTTACAGGTTGCCACCCTTTTCTTTAAAGAGAGGTGCAAAGATATGAGTACACCGAAAACAATAATCAAGTTTTATGAGATTTATGATTTGTTACCTAACTATGAACACACAAGATATTTCTCAAGTAGTTCAGCAAGAGATACATATTTTGATAATAATGTTGGTTTAACTGTTACACCTACGCAACACATAAGAGTAGATGAATTGGAAGTTAAGATAGCAAAGAATATATCTGATATTCATACTTATACATATATGAGTATTCAGAATGGTAAGGGTGCAAATGCTTATGACCATAGATATTATTGCTTCATAACCGATATGGAGTATGTTTCTGATTTATGTACACTTGTAAAGTATAAGATAGATGTAATGCAGACTTTTGCAATGGATGGATTGTTTAGTTCTACTATGGCTTATTCATCTTGGGTAAAGCGTTGTCATAATCTGACAGACCATATAGGTGACAACATTGTTGTTGAGCCTTTTGACGTTGATAACTATGAAGTTAATGACAGCTTCATTGAAGATACGTTGTCAAATATGAGAATCATTATAGGTATATCGACAGCAGATGATACAATTACAATTGATGTTGGTGGTACACCTGTAACCATTAATACAGAACCGCAAGTTTATTATAACAATATGTACACCTGTATTAAATATCTTGTGTTTGAAATGGGTGATGTTGGATTGGCATATTTAAAGGGATTACTTACATATTTTGATAGTTCAAAAATAAACGAACTTGTTGACTTCTATATATGCCCCGCTTATGCTGTTCCATCTTACGCAAGTCATATTGTCGGTACAAGCGAAAGTTCAAAGGTGGATGTAACACCTGTAATTTATGCAAATGGAAGAAATGATGAAACTACAACTTATAACAAGATAAGTGGATATCCACCTAAAAATAAAAAATTATTTACATACCCATATACAAAGTTGACAGTTTCAAATGGTGAGGGTCAAGTTAAAGACTATGCATTTGAGTTCTTCCATGTTGGTGCTGTACCCGAATTTGTATGTGAGGGAAGTTTTATTGGTGAACCATCCGTTACATTATTCCCTAAAGAATATAAAATAAGAAATACTAATATGCACAAAGGTACAGGTGGTGTTCAGACACAACAGTATAAATATGATGATTGTATAACATTAACAGATTATCCAAAATGTGCTTATAATGTAGATAGCTATAAATATTACCAATCACAAAATGGTGTTGCAAATGCTATTAAATCAGTTGGTTCAGCAATTGCAGCTGGGTTACTTGGCTTCTTGTTTGGTGGTGGAATTGGAATGGTTGCGGGTACAGCTTCATCAGTAGCGGGTGCTTCAATTGGTGCAACAGTTACAGGTGTTGGTGCTATGACAGCACAGACAGTTAGGAATGTTGCTGATGTTACAGCAGAACAGATTAAAGCTAACAAGTCAAGTGATACAACATTAAACAATGTAGCGGGTAAAAACGTTGCAATGGAACACGCACATAAGAATTTCTTATTTATGAGAAATTGTATTGAACCGCAATTAGCAGAACAGATTGATAACTACTTTACAAAGTTTGGATATGCACAGAATAAATTGATTAACATAGGTGATTATCTTGATAATAATACAAGACCATATTACGCATATGTACAGACAAGAGGTTTTAGTGTTCTCAATGGCGGATTTGAACAAAAATACAAATTAGAATTACAAGAAGTAATGGATAAGGGAATTACATTTTGGTTTTCAACAGGAGTAGCAATGGGAAATTATGGATTAGACAATACACCATCTCAATCTTAAAAGAAAGGAGAGTATAAACCATAATGGGTAGAAAAAGTGAAAGAAACTTTTGGGATAGTGCAAGAACAAATACACTTACTTATTCCAACTATTATAACAGATTGGTTGGTATAGCATTGAGTATGTTTGAATGGCATAACTTACCCGATACTGTTGACGCAAGATTTATGGAAATGGCATTATTTGGTGATGGTAAAGCGTTGTTCTTTAAAGATGATGTTATGGGTTATCTTGGTTTACAGTTCATGGGTATACAGCCTTTGAATGTATACAGAATACCAATGAAAAGAATTGCATATAGTGCTAATGGTTACCATGCAGAATATGACGAAACCAATAGTGTTATCATTTGGAATAATATGACACACACAAATTCTTATTCAGATGTTGACGAAGCAAGCAAGCGTTTGTATGAAATTCAGAGAACCATTGATACAAACATTAAAGCACAGAAAACACCTGTGATGATTATGGCAAAGAGTGAACCACAGAAGTTGACCATGAAAAACGCATATATGCAGTATGATGGCAATCAACCTTTTATCTTTACTGATAAAGACTTTGACCCTAATAGTATAAAAGCACTTAGCACTCAAGCACCTTATGTTGCTGATGTTCTGTTTAATGCAAAGAAAGAAATATGGAATGAAGTATTGAGTAGCCTTGGTGTTCCTGTTACTGATAGAGTTAAAAGAGAGAGATTGATAGCAGCTGAAATTGCGGGAGATAAGGCAAGTAGTGTTGCTCAACAGTTTGTACGTTTAGAGCCAAGAAGGAAAGCGTCTGAAGAAATCAATAAGATGTTCGGTCTTAATGTTGAGGTTACTTACAGAAGATTAGATGATATGGCTATGCTTGATTATGAAATTGGTGTTGAGGGTCTTGAAGATAACTTGGCAACAGTTAGTGCAAATGGAATAGAGGGGGTGCGTAAAGATGGCTAAATATACAACAGAGGTTAGACATATATGCGAAAACTACGCAAACCTTACTGAAAGTCAAGGGTACAACAGTATAGCGAGTATATTAAATAACAGTTGGGATAAAGTTTTTGATTTTGACTTTCCAATATTTGATGAAAACTATAGAGAACCACTTTGTAAGAAAATATTGAAACACTTTTATACAAAAGAGATTGGTGAGGAAACTGTTGGTCTTTGGAAGTTAAGACTTGATGACAGAATGAATGAAATTATGCCTTACTATAATAAGCTGTATGAGAGTGAATTGATTAGTATTGAACCACTTGTAAATTATAGAGTTAGAACTAATGGTAATAGTAATAAGACAGGTTCTGATGGTGTAGCTGAAACAGGACAGAGTAGTGAAACAGATACTTTGCATGGTACAAGCGTTAGAACAGGTGGATACACTGATACACATGATGGTACAGATACATTAGAGAAACAGGGTAAAGAAGCAGATACAAAGACAGGTAATATTGATAAGCAGAAACTCGGTAAGATTAGTGAAGAAAAAACAGGTGTAGGAAATCGAGTACAGGAATATGATGGACTTGGTGGAACACTTGAAACTGAAAATATTGATTTGTTTACTGATACACCACAGGGAAATATCAAAAATATGGGTGAAAACTATGGTACAAGTCAGAATCCAAGTGCTGTTCCTATTGTTGGTGATGATACAGCTTATCTTACAACAGCAGAAAAGACAAATGAAACACAGACCGATAATAGAAATTGGAAGAAATATGATGGATGGGATGATGATTATAAGGAAACAAGAAGTACAATTTATGGTGATTATCCCGAACAGGGTGACCCTGTACCCATGAATGAAAAAGAAGTATTTAATAACGTAAAGAATGAAAGAGAATTTACAAACAGAAAAGATGTACAAACTAAAGACTTGGAAGATAAGAGAGTATACAATAGTCAAACTGATACCAATGATAGTAGCAAACAGATTTACGGAAATAATAGTAAGAATAAGACTATGACTTATGGAAATACAAATACGTATTTGGATTTTGTAATTGGTAGTAAGGGAAAGAGTGATAGTGTTCTTTTACAGGAATTCAGAAAAACTTTCCTTAATATTGATGAAATGATACTAAACAGATTGAATGATTTGTTTATGCTTATATGGTAAAGGAGTGTGAATGTATGATAGGTAATAAGATACAGCCTTTTAAAATTTATTGTCAAAAGGTGTTGCCTAATGTATATGATGATAGTTTAAGTTATTAT